CAGTGTGGACAGGGCAGAGAAGTCACCAGCGTAGTCTTCCACCAAGCCAGTGCCATAGTCAGACTCGTCAGCCAAGTCCCACGTCAGGCAGCGGTACGGCAGTTTGTCGGCCGGCCACTTGCCACCGAACTCAGCGGGCAACGGCGTGGCATCGACATGCTGTGTCATCAGGTAGTCACCGGACTTGCTATCCCAGCGCACCCACTTGTACAGGCAAACCTTGCTGGCCTTGTCGCGCTCGGGCTTGTGGATGCCGATCTGAATCAGGTACTCCTGAACCTTCGGGGCCAGCTCGTCGAACAGCAACTCTTCGCGGAGCATCATCTCTACGACCTTGCCCTCGACGTTGCGCTTGCAGACATACCGCTTGATGCCGACGATGCGGATACCCTCTTTGCCGAGGATGAGCATGACGTTGCCGGTGATGATGAGATGCTTGAGGGCTTCGTACAGCTTAGGCCGTGCGGCCATACCGTCCAACGCCTGCACTGCATTACGCTCGCCCTTGGACAATGCCTCAGCCAGCGCACCTGCATCCACTCCTAACCCTTCCAGCTCTGCCGCCAATTCGGCGTTTGCTTGGTAGCGAAAGAATGGACGGGAAGGTGCGAACAAGGCCAGCATCATCTTGTTGGCAAGGTGATTAACGGACTGTGCGCCTACTGCCTGCCACTCATGGGACAGCTCTTTGCTGTTCTGGTCGTAGCCGGCAGGTGGGCAAATCTTGGGGAGCGTGTGCTCAGCGTAACGCTCGCAGCGATTGAGGATACCCGTACGAGCACCGTCGAGCTGGCCCCAACGGGAACTTGCATCGTACTTGGTCATGTCTCACCTTAAATTTTAACGCCGGTTTCCCCGGCTTGGAATGTACGCTTGCGCTTGGACTCTACAGGGGACTCAGCGCGCAGCTTGGTAGCCACCTTGGCGACACCCTCTTGGGACATCGGCTTGGACTCCACAGCCTTCTGAGTAGTCAGGGCTTTGGTGGCAGCCTGTGAGGCAGCGAAGTCAGCTTGCTTCTTGGCGTGCTCAGCGTAAGCCTGCGCAGTAGCCTCGGCCTTCCTGCGCTCACGGTCAGCGATGACGGTTTGCTGCTGCTGCTCAGACAGACTCTGTAAGCCATTGATCTCAGCCATAGTGTTCAGGGCGAACATACACATAGTGACCTCAAATCTTCAGACCAGCGCCGCTGGATTGGAAAGCCTTGCGCCGCTTCTGCGCGGCCATGTCCGAACTGGCAGGTAGGTTGTCGCCCACCTGCACCACGGTATTCTGCTGCTGCGTAGCGATAGTTTCCTTGGCTCGCTCAGCAGCGCGCTCTTGGGCGATCTGCGTCTCAGCTTGCCGCTGCGTCTGCTCCGCTTGTTCCTTGGCCTGCTTGTCTGCCATATGGGCAGCCTGCATTGTAGCCTGCGCTTGCTTCTTGGCGGCCTGATTGCCGCTGATTGCTGACGCACCGGCAAGAGCGGCGACGGTAGCGACGATAGCTGTAATACACATGGGTTATAACTCCAAGGCCCACTGGCCTGCTGCTGGATAGAAGCCGTGACGCTCGAACAGCTTGTCGAGGCCGGCCCCTGTACCCAGTCCTGTTGTGCAGGCAACGTACTTGGAGTTGGTGGCAACAGCCAAGCCTTTCAGAGCGTCCACGACACACGAAAACTCAGCACCGGTGTGACGGATGCGGAGGATAAGTTGCTCGGACACGACAGAAGTTGTCGGGCTGAACCACGGGAAATGGGTGACGGCGTATACGAGGAAGTCCTCGTCCACGATCATAACATCAGGGGAAGTCATCAGGTGATGATAGACTGCCGCGAGGTCAATGGAGTTGTGCCACGACTTATCGCTGGCGGAGATGATGCGAGAGAAGTGCGCCTGCATGGCGGCATGAATGAACGCGCCGTCGATGTAGCGGACACGGCGAGCAACTGGGTTAGCCAATTACGAAGCCCTCCCGTAGCTTGCGCAGGACTTCCTGCACTCCCAGCATGTAGCCGGCTTGTAACGGGGTTGTGTCTCGGCCGACGCCAATACCACCTAGCTGCTTGGTGAGCTGGGTGTATGCCTCTTGGTCGAGGCGAATAACAATCTGTTCGGACATAAATGTTCCTCTAGTCGGGAGTGTACCAATTCAAATCCGGCATAGAACCTGATTCGGTACGCTCCCGACTAATAAACCATCAGGAAAAGAAATACGGCGAGGACAGCACGAGATTGATGTCCAAGGTGCCGCGTTCAGGTGGAGCGTCGAGTTGTGGGTACAGGTCATGGAAAGCACGCAGCGGGTTATGCTGGGTGTACATGTCCACGAATACCTTACGGATCAGATGATACAGTTTCTCAGCATCAGCAGCATGAGTACCATAATCATCATGGATCATGGAGAGCGCATCTATAGCCAGCGCGTCAGCAGAGCATGTCACCAGACACAGGTGTGAAGCATCCATACTGTGAATGAAGTTAGGAGCAATCCCATTCTTATGAGCATTCCTATCAGCATCCTCAGTCTCAGAGCGAACAAGAATCTTACCATTGCCATGAAGTCTGGTATGGATACGATGATCCTTAGACTCCCAGTAGTGTTGTACTACAGGAAACCCTGATGGAGTTACCCATGAGATACCCTCAGCACCACTACGAATGATCTTGTTAGCACCAGACTGTAACCAATCCATAGCTTCCCGAGCCTTGACTACCACATCTCCGATGGCATCCCACACGAAGTGTGAAAGATACCGTGCAGCAGCAGAGTATTCATTCCGCTCAAACTGTACAACCTTACCCAGCTTGAGGTAGTCAGCAACGATGAAGTCTGCACAGGAGAACCTTGTGCTACCATACGGCAGCGTCATCACGCTGCGCTTTACCAGTGAGCGGTTCATACCATGCGCTAACCACTTATCCCGGTAGCCCTTCTCGTCTTGCTCAGCAGCAACTAGCAGCTCCTGTGTACGGGTAGCCACCATGCTGTAGATGTCATTCGGCAGCAGACTCGGTACGAGGTTGGTTGCTTTACCACCTGCCTCGTCACGCAGCATTGCCGAGAAGTTCTGCAAGCCGTTGCAGCTACCGTCCATACCTACCGCAATGCGGGACTCGAAGGCTGGGTTCTTGCACCACTCAGCGTACTCGAACACCCAAGCCAAGAACTGCATGGGCACATCAGCTTCCCGCCACTCGTTGTGGGTGATGGGGTCGCCGGCCATACGCAGGAAGTGAGCCTTGTGTTCGTCCACCTTGCGCACTCGCTCCGACAGAGACAGCTTGTCCCAGCCCCAGCGATTGGCCCCGGCGATCTTGAACCAGTTGACGGCCTCTGGTGTGGACAGGGGCTTGCCCTTGGAGAACTCCAGCAGCGCCTTCTGCAAGTCCGAGCCTTGCGGGGAAATGCCATTGGTGCGGCAGTACAGCCGGCCACGGAAGTCAGCGAAGTACACGAAGTACAGGGCGGGGTAGTCCTTGAACTCCTCGCACACTCGCATGGCTTGGGAGAAGCGGCCCCACTTGGAACCACGCAGCTTCAACTCCGTGTGCCAGTTCGCCATCTCCCGCTTCCATGTGCTGAACTCCATCAGCTCGTCGCCTGTCATGTCATCCTTGGTCTGGCTTAGCAGCCAGCTTGGCTTCGGTGGCGCAGGGAAGTCAGCCTGCGACAGAATCTCATCCACATCGAAGTGGCGGGATACCTGCTTGGCTGTTTCCAGTACACGCTTGTTCACTCGCCACTGCACAGACTGCAGCTTGTTCAGGGCTGCCATCAGTTTCGGGGACGGGTTCTCTTGCAGGTACTCACGGGCGGTGGGTGCAGCCTGTACGCAGAAGGGGTACACACGGCGCATCTCACGGGTATGGAAGCCACCCTCAGTCAGCGATGTCCAGTCGATGGGCTGCTCCACACACGGAGTAGAGAACTTGGCAACCTCGACGACGTACTCCGTAATCTCAGCGACCACAGTCAGGGCGTCGTAGCTCAGGGCCACGCTGTCACGGGTCATCATCTTGTAACGTGAGCCACACCACTCCTCGTCTCGGTGCATCTCCAACAGGCCGATCTGTGCGCACTTGTTCAGGAGGTACAGGCCCACCTGCTGGATGCTGCCGATGCCCCACTCGGGCAGCTCGACGCCCTTGGCCTTGGCCTCCATCTTGAAGACCGTCATGCGGTGACGCTCGGACTTGGATAGCTTGCGGGTGAAGTCATGCACGAGGGTGTGGAACAGGGCAGGCTCAAGGTGCTCGAAGACTGCGAGGCACTGCTCGTGGTAGATAGAGCGGCCAATCACGGAGTCCAAGTCACGGACACTGGCAAGGTTCTTGCCGCCGTCCACCTTACGACTGAGCAGCTCGCTGATGATGACACGGCAGGTGAGGAAGG